GCCTCCCCGCACCCCGCTACGGGGGCCTGGCGGGTCTGCGTGCCGCCGCTGAAGAAGCAAGCCAATGGTCACGCGCCCGCAACTCTAGGACACGCCCAGAAAGGCAAGCAGCATGACCGATACAGAGAAGTTTCAAGCATGGCAGAACTTGCAATGTGCCTGGTGTGACAAGCCGGCAACTGGCAACGCGCTGTACGTCTACGACGGCCAGTGGTTTGCATCCTGCGGCACGCATGGCCGGAAGTTCGAGAAGTTCGCCGCGTGAGTGCGGCGACTGAGCAGCGTAAACAGGAACGCCGGGCCGCTGACCTCGCCCGCAAACAAGCACAAGCCAAAGCAAGGAAAACCAAATGAGCACCCGCCCACTCGCCGAATGCCCCTCACCCGCGGCACGCAAACGCCACAAACGAAACAACGAAACCTGCAACACGTGCGACCAAGCCAAACGCAAACCCACACCCAGGCACGCACCATGCGGAACCCCAGCAGCTAGGCGTAGACACCGCGGCAAGAACGAAACCTGCGACACATGCGGCCCCGTCGACCTGACACCCGTCCCCCACCCCTGCGGCACCTACGCCGCATACCGCCGGCACACCAAAAAAGGCCAGCAACCCTGCGACCCCTGCACCGTCGCATACCGCGCCCACGACGAAGCCCGACGCCGCGCACGTGGCATCCCAGCCCGCAACCACATCAGCATCGACGACCTCATCACCGAGGTCCGGTTCCTCATCCACGCAGGCGAAGGCGAACACCGCATCCTCGAAGCCACCGGATACACAAACCGGCCACACTCCCTCCGCGCCCGCCTCACCAAAGCCGGCCACCAAGACCTAACCAACGCCATCTTCAACCAATGGGATTTGGCCGCATGAAAGGAAGAAATGAGTGACGACCGCCTGTTCTTCAAGCTGCATAACGGCTTCCCCGAACACCCGAAAACCATCGAGCTGAGTGACAAAGCATTCCGTCAACTGGTCGAAGCCTGGTGCTATTGCTCCCGGAACCTGAACGACGGATACCTGACAAAATCGCAGTTTCTCAAGTTTTTTTCGGCAAAAAGTCGCGGCGAACTCCTCGCGGTCGGGTTCGTCCGTGAAGAAGAAAACCAGTACGTAATGCATGACTATCTGGAGCACCAGCAAAGCGCCAAACAGGTCGCTGACCTGCGAGAACGTCGCAGAATGGCCGGTTCTAAGGGTGGCAAAGCGAAAGCAAATGGTCTAGCAAGTGCTAAGCAAATGCCAGAGCAAACGCCTAGCAAACCTCTACCAGATACAGATACAGATACAGATCTAGATACAACACCACCTAAAGGTGGTGTGGCCCGCAAGCGGGCCTCCCGGCTCCAAGAGGATTTCCAGGTCACTCCCGAGATGAAGCAATGGGCCGCTGGGAAAGCGCCAAGCATCGACCTAGGCCTTGAGACTGAGAAGTTCGTCAACTACTGGGGCGCGAAGTCCGGCAAGGATGCCACGAAGCTCGATTGGGTGGCGACGTGGCGGAACTGGATCCTCAACGCACACCCTCCAAGGGATCCCAGCGTGCAGCGCATGGACCACTCCGCAAGGGTCCGGGCTAAGGAAGCCGACATGCTCGCCAGGTTCCAAGCCTCCCAAGACCAGCAACCATTCCTACAGATCGAGGGCTAGAAAATGCAGATTCAGGAAACCATCACCTTCCTCCGGTGGCTGTGCGAGCACGAGTACCGGATCCAGTATTCGGACGCCGCGGTCGAGGTTTGGCATTACTCGTTGCGAAGTGTGGAGCCCGCAGTGGCTAAGCAGGCCGTGTTGGAGCATTACAAGGCGAACGAGGCTGTTGTGGCGACACCTGGGGGTATCGCTAAGCGGGCCCGGAACATCGCCACGTCACGTGAGGCGGGGCAGCGTGCGATTGAGGCACCCGCGCAGCCTGTGAAGCATCCGTTGTCGTGGCGGGCGCGGAACCCGGAGGAGTGGGACCGGCTGTTCGAGGAAGGCCGCAGACAGGGCAACGAGGAACGCCGACGAGCAACCGAAGCGCGACAAGGACCCCAAGAAGAAACCCACGCAGATTGGATGGCAGCATGAAAACGGTTATCAGCCTTTGCGACATCACGGGCCACATGGTTGAGCCGTGGGTTGAGGCCGGCTACAACGCCGTGTTGGTGGATCCGCAGCATGGCACGACCCGCTTTGAGGGCCGGGTTACGAAGTTCGCCGGGACTGTCGAGGATGTGATGGAGTTCGCCGGGCACCTGATCCGCTCCGGTGATGTTGCTGCTGTCTTCGGCTTCCCTCCCTGCACGGACATGGCCGTCAGTGGGGCGCGCTGGTTCAAGAGCAAGTACGAGGCTGACAAGCTGTTCCAGGCTAAGGCGGTCATGGTGGCAGAGCAGTGCCGCACGGTTGGCAGGTTGTCGGGTGCGCCGTGGTTCGTCGAGAACCCTGTGAGCGTCCTTGCCTCGGCGTTCGGTAAACCGCAGCACACGTTCCACCCGTGGCAGTACACCGCATTCGAGCCTTCCGATTCGTACACGAAAAAGACCTGCCTTTGGACTGGTGGCGGCTTCATCATGCCTGAGCCGGCGGTTGACCCGGACATGGGTGAGCCTGACAACCGTATCCACTTCGCCAGCCCTGGTGAGGAGCGGGCCAACTTCCGATCAGCGACCCCTATGGGATTCGCACGGGCGGTCTTCGCCGCAAACCACCGTGAAGGGCTTCGTGCTGCCGCGTGAGTTACTCGAAATCACTTTATGGGGCGGAGTGCCAACCGGTCGAAACAGATGGCTTAGCAAGCGCTATCCCTAGGGTGGTCCGCATTGAAGTCCCGGCACCTTGCGCGTGGCTGAATAGCAATAAACGCGAGCACCGCATGGCGATAGCTAACCGAACCGTCGAATGGCGTAGGGCAGCTCGCGAAGCATCGGCAGGGATCCCCAGGTTCGACAACCCAGCTAGGATCGAGGCCCACATCTACAAGCCGAGGCGCGGACGTTATGACCCCAATAACCTAAATATCACCACTAAGGCGTGTGTCGATGGGTTCGTTGACTCAGGCGTTTTCGTTGATGATGACTGGGCTCACGTCATAGGCCCGGATCACCGACACGGCGGAATCGGGCCGGCAGCCATTATTTTTTTAGTGATCGAGTTACTCGAAATCACCACGAACAACACAGCAGAAACGAGCAACAATGACTGATTCCCGCGTGATCCACGGCGACTGCATCGAAGTAATGCGAACCCTCCCCGACAACTCCGTTGACTCGATAGTGACAGATCCTCCTTATGGGCTGGGTTTCATGGGTAAAGCTTGGGACCAGTTGCCACCAGGTTTGGAGTGGGCTGAGGAGTGCCTGCGGGTGTTGAAGCCGGGCGGGCACTTGCTCGCGTTCGGAGGGTCACGCACTTGGCACCGGCTGGCTGTTGCTGTCGAGGATGCTGGGTTCGAGATAAGGGACTCGATCTTCTGGCTCTACGGCTCAGGTTTCCCCAAGCATCGTGCGGCGCTCAAGCCAGCGTGCGAACCAGTCGTCATGGCCCGTAAGCCGTTCAAGGGGTCACTGACCACCAACGAAGCCATCCACGGCACCGGGGCGCTCAACATCGACGCGTCACGGATCGAGGCGAGCCTTGGCGATACATGGAACGCGGGCCTAGGTGGCATTGGATATGGCGCCGGGTTAAATGGTTACACGAAGGGCGAGGGGCGCGTGGCACCTACTCAGGGTCGCTGGCCGGCGAACGTGGTGTTGGACGACACGACCGCCGAAATCCTCGACCAACAAAGCGGGATTAGTAAGAGCGCATCATCAAGCAAAAGAGGTAAAGGCGCCGGAGCCTACCGTATGGGCGGGTGCCAGACCATCGAAGAATTACGGGCGATAGCAGCAGTTGATGGACCTCGCCCGGACGGCAGGGGCAGTGCGCGGGCAGTCTTAGCGACTCTTGAAGCTGCGGAAAGTTATGCCGGTGGATTCGACGACCAGGGCGGCGCGTCACGGTTCTTCTACGTGGCGAAGGCCCCGAAGCGTGAACGCCCGGTCGTTGACGGTGTCGCGCACCCCACTGTGAAGCCCCTCGCGCTGATGCGGTGGTTGGTGAAGCTGGTCACGCCCGAGGGCGGGACGGTCCTGGAACCGTTCGCTGGCAGTGGCGCAACAGTGGAGGCGTGCATCCTCGAAGGGTTCAACTACATCGCCATCGAGCGTGAAGCCGAGTATTTGCCGCTCATCCAACACCGGATCGACCGGGCCGCGTAAACCCTATTTTTTTGATGACCAAGTTACTGTAAATCACTGTACGAATACAGTAACTTGGTCTATCATTGACCTATAGCCCCTCATGAGCGGGGGGACAGACCATGGGGGGAAACCATGACGCACCACCACAGCATTCGTGAAGCGTTGGAGCTTGCCGAAGCGTTGGACGAGGATGTCCAGAACTACAGCATCATCCGTGAGTTGAAGGTGCAGCTCCGGGCACTCCTCAAGGACCAGGAACTAGCAGCGTGAACGCGTCCGCAGCCAACACCGCGATCCACTCGACGGAGACGTTCGGGCTCCCACCAGAAGCAGACCGCCTCATCCACAAACTCCGGATGATGCCGCCCGAACTCCTCGCAGACATCACGAAAGCCGACACCAAATGAACATCCCAGACGAAGCAGTAGAAGCAGCGGTAGTGGCGGTTTATGGCGTAAACGACCTGCCTGACAAGCTACGGGAGTTCGGGCCCGAGCAGCGCCGAGCGCTGGAAGCAGCAGCCCCGTACATCATCGAAGCCAATGAGGCGTCCAAATGAACACGACCGAAGCCACCCGTGAGGAAGCCCGTGAAGCCCTCGCCGCCGTGTACCTCCGCCTCATCGAAACCGTGGAGGCCGGGAAGTGAGCCCCGATTTCGATATTCGCCGGCAGCTCGCCGCCGCTGAAACCGCGTGGAACGTCGCGGTCGTGTCCGCAGCCTCAAACAACGGAGACTGGGGCCACGCACGACAGGCAGGCGAAGTCGTCAAACAACTCCGCGCCGCACTCAAAGCCACGGAGGCGTTGTGAAGATCTTCGAGATCCGCGTGAACGGACTACTGCACCACGCCACAAGAAACGCCGCAGAACACCAGGTCTACGCGGCAGGCCTACGGGAAGCAGGCCACGACGTGACAACCGAAGAACTCGAGGCCGCCTCGTGACGAATTTTGCGCAGGACATGGCCGTGAAGCAGGCGTGGGGGCTCACTCTAACCCAGTGGAACCGGCTCCCCGAACAAGGCCGAGCCTACTACCGCCAAATGGTCACCACGGCCCCGAACTTTCAGGAGAACCGGTGAACTGCCCGCAATGCGACCACCCAACCCGGCCCATGCACATGAAAGCCGGCGACGCACCAGGAACACGCCAACGCTGCGGTGACGGTTTATGCAAAAACTGCTACTACCACAACCGCAAGAATGACCCAATCCTCACCCCCGAACAACTCACGTCCGCCCGCAACGCCCTCAACGGCTGGTTGCAGGCCCGCAACAACCGGTTAGGCAAAGGAGCCGCATCATGTGCGAAGCAAACGAAACCCTCCAAAAAGCAGCCTACGAACTCGAACAAATGTGGGGCCGCGGCGTGATCGACTACTCCAAACTTCGACAACTACTCAACACGCAACACGTACACGGGGGAACCGAATGAAGCGAACGAAGTTGGAGCTGGCCGAACGTGACTTGCTTGACTATGTCGCGGCGAACGGTGGCAGTGTGGCAGTCAAGGAACTCGATGAACATCTTCGAGGACTCGGCTTTGGAAAGACTTGCATTGAGCAGGCCAAGAAAAACAATGGACGATCTAAGTCCAACAGGCATCAGGGGGAATGGGTGTTTACTGCCTACGTGGACGCGGACCTTCACTACATCGCACGAACGGCGAGCGTATGACGTGCCGCTGCGGTGCCCCACTCCCCGACGGCTTCTATGTCTGCGCAAGGTGTGGTGAGTCTCTGTCGTACGCTTTGGCGGAGGTTGATGGGGTGGTTGAGGTGTTGGACGCGGGTGTTGCCAGGACGAGCCTGACCGCCGGCTACGGCGAGCGGGTCAGTTCGTCGGGATCCTTGCACGCGCCGTTGCCGATCAACGAAGCCGTGTTCGACGCACGGCATGGGCTGCACACCTACCTTATGCGGACGGCGCTGAAGCTCGCGGACGTTGCCGGGCCACTCACCGGACGCACCTCACAACACCTCGCCTCCTACCTGCTCGCCAACCTCGACGTGTTGCGTCGGCAAGAGTGGGCGCCGAACGTGGAAGCTGAGTTGCGGGGTCACCTCGCCCACGGACACGACCGAGTCAACAAACAAGAAGGCCGGGTGTTCGCGGGGCAGTGCGCCAACTGCGACACCGACCTCTACGCCGGCAAAGGCGACCAGGAAGCACGCTGCCGGACATGCGGCGCCACGTACGAAGTTTTGAAATGGCGGGCCCACGCAGCAACCGCCAAAAACTACTACATCGGCACCGCGACCGACCTCAGCCGGAAGTTGTCAGCCCCGCAGTACGGGTACACCATCACCGCCGACCAAATCCGCAAATGGGCTTTGAGGGACAAAATCGAACGAGCCAACCCCGAAACCGACGAAGCAGGCAACCCTATCCCACCCGCCTACCGACTCGGCGACGTACTAGCCTTGAACCTAGACCGCTACCACCGCCACCCAATCAACGGAGCAGCATGAACCGCATCCTCACAATAATCGCGGTAACCCTCGCCATCCTCGGACTATGCGCAACCGCCATCGGCTACGGATTCCAAATCGCGCACAAATAGATACTCGAAATCACTGCAAATCACTTTGTAAAACACGTTTTGTCCTGTAGTCTTTTTATAGGTGGTAAGTGGCTCTCGGCAACGAGGGCCATTCCCTTTTAACAAAGGCATCGACATGAGCATCGCGCCAACCGGAGTACAGCCCATCCTGAACGCGTCAACACGCTGCGATAGGTGCGGCAGTAGAGCGTTCGTTCTGGTCGTTCTCAAATGGTCACCTGGCCTGCCACACGCCGGTGAGCTTATGTTCTGCCGGCACCACTACAACGCCGTCGAAGAAGCCATCGCACCATACGTCAGCCTCATCGTTGACGAACGATTCCAACTCGACAAGCACATCGAGGACGACAAGCACCTATAGGAGGCGCCATGTACGACCCAGCGCGCCGACCAAGGCACCCCGTAGCCGTCGCAGAGCTGAACGATTCGGCTACGTTGGCCCAGGCTGCGACCGTGTTAGACACGACACTCGACGGCATGTCCACCGCCGCTGCACGCCAAGCCGCCATGCATGCGATCACAATCCTGCGTGGGGCTTCACGGCACCTGATTTCCTAAGTTTGGTGGCGCCGGAACGCGGTGTAAGTAACGTGACGTGGCCTTCTGGCCTTTCCATGCGACCGCCGCCCTAACTGCCGCTCATCAGTGATGGGCGCCGGCGCCACCAATTCACTTGACGGTGAACACCCCCGAAGAAAAACGCGCCACGAGCGCCTAACGCGGGCAGAGCCAGTAACCGTCAAACCCTTTACCGTAATGAGCGACGGAGAACCAAATGAGATGCAAATACGGGTCCGCACTGACACCCAACACTGAGGCGATGACTTCACGCCAGGCCGCACGGTTCACGGGGATCTCGAAGTCAGCGATCAACGACCACCGCGCCGGCAACTGTGTCTGCGACAAGGTCAAGGCCGCTACTGGTGAGTCTGAGCAGCACAACCCGGACGGGTCATCCTCATACACGCGCCACAGTGATACGCCGTGGGGTTACGACGACTACCGGGCGTTCATCGCATCCAAGGGCCAGGACCCCGACAAGGTCACCTTTACTTGGGGTTGGACATCGAACCCTGCCGGCGGCGTATGGAACAAGCTCAACAACGTCAGGCCCATTGCTTCCGTTGAGGCTGGCATTGAAACCGTTGACCTTCCCGCGCTCTACGCAGCCGCCAAGCACGCTACACCTAAGTCAGCGCCGCCTTACAGTGACCGCGCAACAGTGGTCGTGTGGGCTGACCCGCAGATCGGTAAGACCGGATCCCGTGGTGGTACAGCCGAACTTATCGAACGCTCAACGGTCATCCGAGAAAAGCTGGATGCGCTGCTTGGTGAACGTTCGCCCTCGCAGATCCTCATCGCTGATGCTGGCGATGGTATTGAAGGCTTCGAGTCGGGCGGCAATCCGATGTTCACAAACGACCTTTCACTCTCGGGGCAGCTCGACACGTACGGCACTGAACTGTTCGAGTACATCAACCTCGCACACGCCCACGCACCCGTCACCGTCGCAGGCATACCGTCCAACCACGCAGCCTGGCGATGCGGCAAACAAAACCTCGGACGCCCATCCGACGACCTCGGCCTATTCATGCATAAACAAGTGCAGAAAGTCACCGACGCCGCCAAGATGGATGTCTCATGGGTGAAGCCGGCAGAGTACGACGAGAGCGTCGCAGTAGACTTCTACGGCACCTCCGTTGGCCTCGTTCACGGCAACCAGTTCGGGCCCGGACAAGCCGTTACCTGGTGGCAGAAGCAAGCCTTCGGAGCCCAAGCCGCCGCTAGTGCCGATGTCCTCGTTCACGGCCATTACCACTCCTTTAGTGCATCAGTCGCAGGACGCAACCCGGTAAGCGGTCGTCAACGCTACTGCCTCGGCGCGCCCACACTCGACAACGGCTCAGACTGGTTCCGCCAAACCCAAGGCCGCGACTCAGACCCCGGCCTAATGGTATTCGACGTAACCGACAACGGCTTCGACCTTAGCTCACTCACAATCCTGTCCGCTTAGGACAACAGTATTCGGGACTAATTACCCCGAACAGTATGGCCCGCACTCTCCCAGGTGCGGGCCATACGCATATCTGGGAGGCAATAATGGGGAAGATTTGTAAGCTCGACTTCTGCGACAAGGAAGTTCGGAAGGGCTCGCTTTGCGGCGGGCACAGAACGCAGCACGAACGAGGTAAGCCACTAACGCCCATCAAGCCACGGCAGACTCTAGAAGAACGCTTCTGGACAAAGGTTAATAAGACCGAGTCATGCTGGCTTTGGACCGGCAGCTTAGGCACTGCTGGGTATGGGCAGATCAACATTGATCGCATACCTGCTCGCGCTCACAGAGTCTCCTACGAGATGAGCAAGGGCCCCATTGAAGCTGGCATGTTTGTAGACCATATGTGCCACGAGCGGCGATGCGTTAGGCCTTCCCATCTTCGCCAAGTAACCCT